AGGTGGTGCAGTTGATACACAGGCTGAACGACTCGAACCCGCCGTTGGATCCGCTGGCGGCGTTGCCGCCGACCACACAGAACAGGGCGGTGCACGGCCTGGTGCCGGCGAGGATCCCTCCGGGACAGTTGATCGAGTTCGAGAACGCGATCACGCAGTAGGCCCCGAGCGTGATCCCGCTCGTGGTGCAATTCAGGGTCTCGGAGCACACCACCTGCGAGATGTTGTAGGTGGTGATCCCGATCGCGTACGCGGTCACCCGGCAGTTGAACACGAACAGGCTGTTGATCGTGGCGGCGAAGCCGTCGATGCCTGTGCAGCCGGTGAACGCGCCGGGGTTCACGAAGTCGATGTTGAAGACGCCTTGCGCCCCGGTGGTGGGCTTGAACGCCGTCACCGAGTTCGCGGAGGGCTTGAGCTGCGGGCGGGTGTCCAGGTTGTACTTCGCCCTGGTCGTGCTATAGCCGATCAAGGAGCCGTTCGTCGCGGAGATGAACGCCGTCGTCGCCGCGAGCGTGTAGGCCGTCCCGTTGTTGTGCAGGTAGGTATCGCGCCCGCCGCTGTTGCTGGCGAGGCTCTGGGCGTAGGTCGCCAGTGACCCGCCTGCGCGGCCCGTCATGCCTGACGCTGCGGCCGTGGAGCATGTCGCCTGGAGCGTCCAGGTGTTGGTCCCGGTGTTGACGCTCGTGATCAGGTACAGGCCCGGCGTGAAGTTGGTGCCGCCGGTGATGTTCACCGTGTTGCCGACGTCGCCGGCCAAGACGGTATAGCCCGTGATCGTGATCGTGGCCGACGCGCCCGAGGTCGTGGCGGTGATCGTCGTGCCGTTGAAGACGATGGTCTTCGCGCCGGCCCCCTGGGTATAGTCCGTCCCCGAGAGCGTGGGGTCGCACCCGCCCCCGTTGGCGTCGTTGCCCAGCAGGTTGTCCACCTCGAAATCGGTGGTCGCTGATATGTTTACGGCCATCGATCAGATCAGGTGGAGAGGAGCTTGTACTGAAGCCGCGACGCGGCGGTGGTGGTGAGGTACCAGACCGTCGTGTTCGTGTTCATCGGGTTCGTGTAGTAGCCCTGCGAGATGCTCCAGACGAGCGGGCTCCCGGGCTTGAGGACGATCGTGTAGGCGGGGGAGCTGGTGCTGTTCCCCTTGATCGTCATGCCCTTGTCGGAGACCAGGAAGATCGACTGGATGTTCGCGGCGGTGAAGCTGAGCGTGAGGGCCTGGTTGGTCACCGAGGCCCCGACGGTGATGTCGCCGGCGATCTCGGTCGCGCCCACCTCGGACTGGATCCCCTGGAGCGGGGAGCCGCCCTGGTCGCTGGTGACCGAGTAGGTCTGCTTGTGGGTGATGCTCATGGCGTGTTAGCTGCCGGCGGCGTCGCCGGCTTCCGCGTCGTCGCGGCTCCGGATCAGGGATGGACGTACTCTTCGCAGATGAACTCGTACTTGCGATTCCTCTCCTCCACGTTCTGGAATGAGAGGATGTTGATGATTCGCGAGTCCTTGACGAGCTGGAACCGCATGCGGGGATTGGGGAGCGTTGCGCCCCCCTGCCACCGGCAGGAGACGATGTGGGTGGCGGTCGCCCAGTTCTGTTTGACGTTCAGCAGCTCGGCCCCTCTGAGGAACCTGACCTCGGCCCAGAAGGTCGCGAGCGCGACCCAGCTCTGGGTGGGCTGGCCATAGGTGTCGAGCGTCTCGACGAGGTCCTGGAGGGCGACCCGCTGGCGGTAGCTGCCGACTTGCTGGCTGCGCATCGTTGCGTCGGTTTAGGGGTGTGATAGTCTGGTGGGAGCGATGAGGCCGTGGCCCCATTGAAGGTCGTAGCAGTCAGCGATCAGCATCTTCACCGCGGTCAACTTCCACGGCCCCGTCGCCGCCTTACGAATAGGCCCCATGATCGGAGGCCCCGATCAGGGACAGCACCGCGTCGCGCTGCCGGTCGGAGATGCTCCCCGTCGCTTCGCGGTTTTCATACCAATCGCTCACCAACATCTTCATCGCGGTCTTGATGTTCTCGGGCACGGCCGAGTAATCGGCCCCGTAGCCGACGGTGAACTGGATGTTGACGGAGTCGAGGGTGGGCTGCGGGATGGGCCACGTCTGGCCGTAGGCGGGCTGGATCCGCGAAGGGCCGACCAGGTCGGAGCCGGGCGTGAAGGCGTCGAAAATGTACTTCGTGGGGTCGATCGTCTGGAAGGTGCCCGAGAAGTCCTTGTACTTGACGAAGGTCACGCCCAGGAGCGGGGCCTCTTGCAGGTTCAGGACGCCGGTGTTGGAGTTCGGGAGCCAGTAGGGGATCGGTCCCATCACCGCCTGGGCACGCATCACGCGGTTGTAATAGCCCCCCAGCCAGGGCCAGTTGTCGCCCCAGTAGTTCAGGGTCGTGCTGATCAAGCGCTGGCCGGTGATGGTCTCGACCAGGCGGCGGGCGGAGATGATCAGCGAGGCGACGAGCGGGTCGTCGTCGGGGTACTCGATGCGGGCGTGGGACTTGGCCTGGGCGAGCGTCAGCGGCTCGTTGGAGACCGAGAGCGTAACGCCCGTGCCGGTGGAAGTGGCCGGGTTGGTCAGCGTGATCTGGGTCGCACTGTCCACGCTCTTCACCAGTGTGTCGGGAGGAACGTTTGCGCTGGCCAGCACGAGCGAGCCGACCTGGATCCCGGCCGTGGACGAGACGGAGGCGCACACCGCCGAACCCGATGTGAGGTTCGCGGTCGGGCTGAGTGCGGGGCCGGAGACGACTTGGATGCGGTACATAGTGGCGAGTGGCGAGTGGCGAGTGGCGAGTCAAAAGCAAGCGAGCGATCAGGGAGCGACCCTGTACGTTCCTGGCACTGGTCCGACCGTGCGCTGGAGACAATCGCTCACTTGCGAGTCACTGCGCGCTCCGACTTGGCGGGCTTGGGATCCGACGCCACCTCGAGGACGAGCTCGGAGCGGGGGCGGGGGGACGGGATCGGCGTGAGGTCCTCGCCGTCGGCCAGGCTGGCGTGCCCGGCCTTGAGGTAGGCCTTCGCCTTGAGGTCCGGCAGATCGACCACGTCTCCCTTGCGGAAGACGTGGGTGCCGATCAGGTGATTGTCGAGGTTGAGACGGACGCGGGGCATGTCAGCCTTTCAGGAACAGACCCAGGCCGACGTCGGCGATCTCGCCGGCGAAGGCTTCGAGGTCGAGGATCGCGGACTCAACGGACTCTTGGAGATCGCACAGCTCGGCGGCGGTCGTGCTGTCGCCGCTTGATTCGGCGGTGACATACGCCGCCTGGTACGCCGCCAGGAGCGTGGTGAAGAGGTCCTGCGCCGTTTGCAGGATCGCCTCGGGCGGTTGCTTCGGATCCACGACCCAGCCCATGAGCTGGATGACGAACGATCCGCCGAGCTCGAAGGTGCGATCCGTCAGGTAGCGACGCCGGTCGCGTGACTTCTTGACCTGCTTGTCGAACCACTTCGTCAGGCCCTTGTACTTGCGGGCCTGGAAGACGTGTTCAAATGCGTGGGAAACCTCGAAGACGGTGATCTCGCATTGAGCCACGGCGTTCAGGGAGTCGATGACTGAGGGATCGCCTTGCATGGGGGCCTCTTGGAATACGGGAGGGGATGGCGGGAGAGCAACATAGCGCCTAGGAGCCGGGCCTCCAGGCCATCCCTCCCGTATTGGCTCTTACTGGGTGATCAGGTCGTTGTTGATGCAGAACGACGCGGCGTGCCGGACCTCGAAGTCGAGGTCCTGGAGAACGACGATCCGGATGGTGCCGGCGGGGCCTCCAGTGTATGGATCCACCAAAACGTCCATGCCCGACCAGAAGGCGAGGATCGCCTCGGACCAGTTGGCGAGGATCATCGACGAGAGGCTCGTGCCGGTGCCCTTCGTGAGGTTCGATGGCATGAGGTTCGTCGCGTAGGCGGGGTAACCGTTGACGGTGTTGTCGTCGCCCCAGAGCGCGACCGGGAAGTACGAGGTCTGCCCGGACATCTGCTTCGGGGTCAGCTTGAGGGTCGCCCGCGCTTGCGGGGTCATCACCATCCCGATGTTGGCGTTCAGCGGCACGTTGGCCTTGGCGAGGGCCTCTTCCATCTGGCAGATCAACGTCCAGGTGGGGGCGTCGCCGTTGGTGCCCGAGCCGATGTTGCCGACGCCGGCCGTGCCGAGGATGCCCTGGGGCTGCGGGGAGCCGGTGCCTGCGTAGACGGCGGTCTCGATGCCGCGCGCCAGGATCGCCGCGAGGTCCTCGCGGACGAACTGCTCGGCGTCGATCGAGAGCTGCTCCAGGAACCGACGGCTCATGTCGGTGAACGCGCCGGCCGTCTTGGGAGTGAACAGGACCTGGTCGATCGTCTGGGCCGTCGTCGAGACTGCGGCGGACTCAGCGACCCAGCTCAGGGTGCCGATGCCCGACTGCCTGGGCAACGCGAAGTTGCCATGCATGTCGGTCAGGACCTTGGGGCCGAGCTGGTTGAGGACCATGAGCGCCCGGAGGTACTCGATCCAGGTGGTGTCCCACCGGGTGAGGACCGCGCCGGTGCCGGCCGTGGTGTCGTCGATACGATGCTCGACCTGCTTCGCGTGGATGCCCCGGACCCGATCGCCATTGGCGAGGCGGGTGGGATCCTCGTTGAAGGACATCGGCATTCGCTGCGGCACGAAGAACCCCTGGGGATTCTTGCCGACGCGCTTGGCGATCTCCTGCGAGGTCTCGCCCTCGAGGCCGTCGAGCTTCTCGCGGCCAGCCACCTTGAGGATGGCCCGGCTCACGCTGTACTTGTGCTTGCCGTTCGCCACCTCGTGGGGGAGGGGTTCGGAGATGCGGCGGTAGTCAGCCTCGGTGGCGCGCTCGCCGGCCTCGAACCGCTCGATCGAGCTGATCGACTTCGACAGCTCGGTGGTGCGGCTGAAGATTTCGTCGGAGCGCTTCTGCTCCTCGGCCGTGAATGGGCGCTTCTCTTTGCCGACTTTCTCCGCCAGCTCACGCTGTTCGTCGATGAGCTTGGCGTGCTCTGCTCTAAGTTCGCAGGCTTTCATGGGGACCTTTCGGAAGTGATGGGTCAGGTGGGCCTGGAGTCAGGGCAAGACAGACGCCTGCTCTACTCGCAGTCGGAAGTGAAGATGTGAGACGGGATCGAACTGATGGACGGGATCGGGAGCTGGGGCCGGAGCTGCGGCGCTCCGGGCCTGGTCGAGGCTGCGGAGCGCGGCGGAGGTGTCGGTGTACGCCGGGAACACCACCGGGCCTACGTCGTACAGGTCGCGGACCTTGAGGAGCGTGCGGATCGGGACCGCGCCCGAGTTATCCCAGGAGTCGGCGTCGGCGACGAACGAGAACGACATGCCGTCCATGTCGCCACGGCGGATGTCCTCGGCGGTGTCGCGGCCGACCTGGGTGTCGGGCAGGTCGATCTCGACGCGGAGCCCCAGGAGATCCGTGCTCATCCGGAGCGTGCCCGACTTGGACCGACCGATCAGCTTGTTGGCGTCGTGGTTCACGAGCGCCCGCACGTCCTGGGAGAGGACGGCGTTGAAGGCGTCGGGGGCGATCTGCTCGTAGAAGCCGCCCAAGTCCTGCGAAAACTTGCCGAAGACGGCCGCGTACCCGACGACGGTTCCCGGTCCCTTGCCGCCCTTCGCGGCGCGGAGCTGGAGGCCAGCCATCAGGCAGCGACGCTCTTCGTTCTCGGAGGTCGCCCGGACCGTGGGTGCGGGAGCTGGGACCGGCGAGGGCGCGCGCGTGGGGGCCGCCCTGCCGAACGTGCGGGAGGGGACGAGAGGCATTTCAGAACCGCTTTCGCTGGACGTGGATTAGGGAGATGAAGGCTCGGATGTGGGCTGGGACTCTTTGAGCTTGGGAGGTGCTTTACCGGAGGCGGAGAGGGGCAGGTAATCTTTCTTTTGCCGCTCAGGCGAGGCGTCAGTGTCCGGAGCTGGCGGCGATCGCGGTGACGGAGGTGGGTCGGTGGGATCCTGGCCAGCTTTTTTAAGCGAGGTGTATTGCGACTGGACGAGATAGAGGTCGCCGCCCTTATCGGTGCCGAGGGGGTTCATCCCTTCGCTCACGCGGATGTCATCGGCGCTCATCGCGCCCATGTTCCTCATCACCTGGTAGTAGGAAGTGCGGGCGGCGGTGTTCGCTCGGTTGAGGCGGGCGAAGCTGTGATGCCAGAAGATGCCCTTGTCGCGCTCGGACTGGAAGAGGAGCTTCTCGTCGGACTCGCTCTCCCAGGCCAGGGACCAGCCCAGGAGCGTGGTATCGGTGTAGTCCCGATTGGACTCCTCGACGTTCGCCAGATGGCTCTGCGAGTAGTCGCCGATCTTGTGCGGAGGCAACCGGAAGATCGCCGCCATCTCCACCCGCTGGAAGGACCGGGTCGCGAGGAACTGGGCGTCGTCCAAGGGCATGGTGGTCGCGTTCCAGTCCATGCCCTCCTCGAGGATCATCAGGTGGTGGGCGCTCTTGGCTCCCTGATGCACCTGGTAGATCGATTCGCGGAGGTTCTGGCGGGCGGTGGGCGAGAGCTTGCGAGGGGTCTTCAGGACCCCGCCCGGCTGGGCGTGGTTCCCGAAGAAGGACGCGCCGAACTCGGTCGCCGCCATGCCCAGGCCCACGTCCTGGCGGGCCATGTGGATCACGCTGTAGCCGACCAGGCCGTCGAAGCCCAGGCCTGCGATATGCAGCATGTTCTCCGGCAGGATCCGCTTCTGGGTGTCCGAGAGCAGGTAGTAGAGCCGGCCGGTCCAGTCGTCGCGCCTGGGCTGCACCAGGGCGGGGTTGAGCGGGTACAGACTGATGGGCTGGCCACGGCCATTGCGGACGATCTCGGCGTAGCCGTTACCCCAGAGCAAGACATGGCCCATGAGGGCCTGGCGGAAGCGGAAGGCGTTCTGCTCTTCGTT